TGGGATGGTAAGTTAAAGTACGACTATCAGTTATGGATTGACAGTGACATTGTATTTGATACTGAGAAGTTTTACCGTCTTGTGCACATGGATAAGGATATTGCAGCAGGTTGGTATTGTACAGAGGATGGAAAGACAACATCGATTGCTCATTGGTTAGAAGAAGATGACTTCCGTAATAATGGTGGAGTGATGAATCATGAGACAATTGAAACTATGAGCAAAAGACGCAAACCTTTTACATGCGACTACACAGGATTTGGTTGGTTACTGATCAAGAATGGTGTATTTGAGCACGAAGGTCTCCCTTACCCTTGGTTTGCTCCGAAGATGCAAGTATTTGAGTCTGGTGAGGTGCAAGATATGTGTGGCGAGGATGTCTCCTTCTGTTTAGATGCAATCGAAGCAGGTTTCGAGATCTGGTGTGACCCTAAGATTCGAGTGGGTCATGAGAAGACACGGATTATCTGATGTCTTATACTTATAAAAATCGTCGTTAAAGTTTTATTAAAAGGAGTGAATTGAGTATGGCAATGAGAAGTCTTACTAACTTAGAACAAGTGGAAACAAAACCAAAGAAAACAAAGCAAGGGCGGGGTCAGCACACTAAGTACTCGGCAACGTCTCGTAATAAGGCAAAGAAGAAGTACAGAGGTCAAGGTAAAAAATGAACTGTTGGTCTTGTAATACCGAATTAATTTGGGGTGGAGATCATAATGGAGAGGATTATGGTAATGAAGAGTATGAAATCGTGACTAATCTATCCTGTCCTCAATGTGATGCATTTGTTCTTGTCTACCACCAACCTACTGAGGTCAATAAATAAAGAAAAAAGTGTAAATTTGACATGGAAAACGATTTTTTAGACAATCTTGCCAATCACCAGTACCAAAAAATGCTGCGTGAGGTCACAAATGACGAGAAAATACCTAAGAAATCAGATAAAGTTGATAAAACGCTTATAGATATAAGTAAGGATACTACAATTTTGGATGTCAACCTTTACGACTAAGGTTTCTCGTGCATTTAAGGACATAAGTTTGTCTTTTAAGAAGCATCCAGTTACAAATGATGTGACTGTTTTGAGAAACGAAGACGCAATTAAGAAATCTGTCATTAATCTCACCCGAACTCGGATTAATGAGAGGTTTTTTAATGAGTTATTAGGTACATCAATTGGTGATGCACTGTTCGAGAACATGGATTCTGGTCTTGAAGCAGCATTGGAAGAAGAAATTGGCACATTATTAAAGAATTATGAACCTCGAATTGAGTTAAATAGTGTATACGTAGTTGCAGATGAAGATAGTAACGCATTAAACGTTCAAATTGATTACGATATTGTCGGATTACCAATTCCGAGTCAATCTATAGAGTTCTTACTACAACCGACAAGGGTATAATGGCATTTAATCAGTTTACCAACCTAGATTTTCAAGATTTACGCACTCAAATTAAGGATTATTTGAGATCAAACTCGAATTTTACCGATTTTGACTTTGAAGGATCTAATTTTTCGGTGTTAATTGATAATTTAGCGTATAATTCCTATATTACTGCCTATAATACCAACATGGCGGTCAATGAAGCGTTTATTGACAGTGCGACTGTAAGAGAAAACGTCGTATCACTTGCAAGAAACATCGGATATGTACCTAGATCGAAGCGATCAGCAGTTGCAAAGATCAGTTTTACTGTTGATACATCAAATATTGCAGCGAGATACGTTACATTGAATGCAGGGATAGTTGCACTAGGTAATATTCAGAACGGATCGTTCAAATTTTCAATTCCAGAGAAGATTACAGTCAGTCCTGCGAGTAATGGTGTTGCATCATTCCAAAATATCGAAATATTTGAAGGAAATTACCTTATAAAAGAGTTTAAAGTTAATAGTGCACAATTAGATGAAAAATATATCCTACCAAATACCAATATAGATACAACATCTATTCGAGTTTCAGTGACTGATGGAGATACTGGGACAATTGAAGTCTATAATGCATACGAAAACATATTCCAAGTCAATTCAGAGTCTAGATTATTCCTTATACAAGAGGTAAACGATGAAAAATATCAAATTCTCTTCGGTGATGGTGTCCTCGGCAAGAAACCACCAAATGGTAGCACTATTAAAGTTTCTTATATTGTTACTAACGGGACAGATGGTAATGGTGCAAGTAATTTTAACTTCGCAGGGAATCTAAGTTATCCAAGAAGAGTAGGAGATACTATATCAGACACTGCAGTTACAAGTAATATATCCCTTCTAACGGTTCCACAAGCGTCTGAGAATGGCGATAATATTGAACCCGTTGATAATGTCAAGTACCTTGCTCCAAGGGTATATGCGTCCCAATATCGAGCAGTTACTGCAAATGATTATATTGGTTTAGTTCCTTCTGTTTATCCAAATATTGATTCTGTCAGTGCATATGGTGGAGAAGAACTTGATCCTCCTCAGTATGGTAAGGTTTTTATTACTGTCAAACCAAAAACAGGTGAAGTGTTATCTAGCACTGCAAAGACTGCAATAGCAGCAGGATTGAAACAATACACAGTTGCAGGAATACAACAAGAATTTCTTGATTTAAAGTTTTTATATGTTGAATATGACTCTACAGTATCTTACAATCCTGGTTTTGTGACAACAAAAGAAGATTTATCAACTCGTATATTCAAGTCAATTGAAACTTATTCTAAATCACCTGATATTAATTCATTTGGAGGTAGACTTAAGTATAGTAAATTATTATCTGTAATTGATAAAGTAGATACTGCAATCACATCAAACATAACTGTTCTTAAGATGAGAAGAGATATGGTTCCTGCATATGGGCAACTTGCAAACTATGAATTATGTTATGCAAATCAATTCCATGCTGATTTAGAAGGATTTAACATAAGATCTACATCATTCAAAATTGCAGGAGTTGATGGAGATGTATTTTTAACAGACTTACCAAACTCTGATGGATTAACAGGTGTTGTTAGGTTCTTTACTCTTGTTGACGATGTTCCTAATTTTATTAACAACAATGCAGGTACAGTAGACTATGTGAAAGGAGAAATTATTCTATTTGCAGTTAATATTACATCTTCAAGTGTTACAAACAAAATTGAAATTGAGGTAATACCAGAGTCAAATGATATTATCGCAAAACAGAACCTTTATATCGTCCTAGATACTACTAGCGGAAGTAAATTAACACTTTTGGAAGATACTGTATCTTCAGGTTCAGATAGATCAGGTTCATCATATGCACCACCTTCAAGTTTCGTCAATACCAAAAGGTTTACCAGATAAGAAATGGCAGATACAAAAGTAAAAATCTCTCATATTCTGGATAGTCAGATTCCAGACTTTATTCACGAAGAAAATCCACTATTTAAAGAATTTTTAAATCAATACTATATTTCACAAGAACATGAATATGGAAATATTGACCTTGCAGAGAATATTACTGATGTAAAGAATATTTCAAATTTTATTGATCTCAATATTGTTGGTTATCAAGCATTAGCACCAATTCAGTTGAGTGAAGATATCTCATCTTTTGATGATATCATTAATGTAACTAATACTCTTGGTTTTCCTAATAGTTACGGACTTTTTAAAGTTGATAATGAAATTATAACATATACAGCAAAAACTGCAACTTCATTTATTGGTTGTGTTCGTGGTTTTAGTGCAATAAGTGCTTTAGAGCAAAATGGAAACCCTGAATTTCTAACTTTTAGCACAACAGAGTCTGATGATCATGATTCTGGTGCCACTATTTCTAATTTAAGTCATATATTCTTAGTTAAATTTTACGAAAAGTTCAAAGCAAACTATTTGCCTGGTGTAGAGAAGAGAAATTTCATGCCAGGACTCTCAGTAGACAATATTTTAACGAGAGCAAAGGATTTTTATACTTCAAAGGGAACTGACACTGCACTTGACATCCTATTTCAAGTATTATTTGCAAAAAGTGTAACTATTTTAAAACCATTTGATAATACTATTACGTCTTCTGATGCAGATTGGATAGTAGCAGATCAATTAATGGTTGAAGCACTTGAAGGAGATCCAATAAATCTAAAACAAACAGTATTATTTCAAGAATCAGTAACTTCACCTACCGCTACAGGTGCAGTTAGTAATGTAGAAGAAATATTTTTGGGAAGTAAGAAATATCATCGAATTTCTTTATCTAAAGGTTCTATGGAAGGAACTTTCAAGGTAAACAATAAAACTCAAGTTGTTGGAACAGCATCAACTACATCAGTAGTTACCGTAGACTCAACAGTTGGGTTTACGACTACAAATGGATTCTTATATCTTAATTCTTCAGGAACTTATACCCCTGTCACATATCAATCTAAATCTCACAATCAATTTTTCGACACTGATGCTAGTGTTACAATATCAGAGAACACACCAATTATAGACAATGTGTTTGTTTTTGGATATGAGGATAATGATACTACTAAAGTATGCAAAATGCGTGTTATGGGAGCAATATCTGATATTTCCACTAATTTTGAAAAAACTAAATTCTTCAAAGAGCAGGAAGATATTAAATTAAAATATCTTGGAGAAAAAACAGATATTACAGATAAAAAATTTAATACTTGGTTTTACAATAATGTTTCTTTTCTTGAAATTGTACAACCAACAACAATAACTAATACAATTGAAACTTTAGATAACCATTTTTTACATGAGGGTGATAGAATTGATATTTTAGACAGAGAAACAAAAAATGTTTTAATTTCTGACGTTGAAATTTCTTCTACACCATCTGATACACAGTTTAGTTATGTTGGAACTGGTGTTACTTCAAGTATGGGAATTTTAAGTATTAAAAAAAGATTACAATTTGCATCATCGAATCTTAATCTTGGATTTTTAGTTTCTGATATTCAAAATACATTTTTAGACAAAGATAATAATACATACGTTGCTTTTTCAGGTTATCCATCTGATAGTGGAATTCAATCTACAGATAGATCAGTAACTTTTCAATCAAATAATGTAAGTGGCAATAATATAAACATACCGACTCATCAGTTCTTAAATGGAGAAAAAGTATATTATCAACCACAGTCAACAACTAGTGGAATAAGTGGAATTACTACTGGAACTTATTTTGTAAAGGTTGTAGATCCAAATAATATTAAATTAGCACTTAATGCACAGAATTTATACTTAAATAATACAATATCAATAACTGGAACAACTGCCACTGACGTTCATAAAATTACTCCTTCGATTCCTGTTGGTAATGTAACAACAAAATTGGAAAATCAAAATAATTTTAGAAGAATTCTTAAAAATCCAGAAAATAATCAAAATAATACAGATATTACAGGACCAATAGGTTTAAGTTTAAATGGAATAGAATATCACTCTCCAATATCAGAAGATTCTGTATTTTATGGTCAAATTGATAATATAATAGTTTTAGATAAAGGAAATAATTATAGTGTTGTATCTCCACCTAATGTTTCTATTGGTGATTCATTTGGAAGTTCTGCTGTAGCAAATGCTCATGTAGATGAAGGTCAAATACAAGAAATAATTGTAACGAACAAAGGTTTTGATTATCTTGGCACTCCATCGGTCACTATAAGTGGAGGAAATGGTGGAGGTGCAGAAACTCAACTTAGAATGGAAGGATTTAAGCATTCTGTATCATTTAATGATTTTAAAGTTGATTTAACTAATAATAAAATTACATTAGATGAAGATCATAGATTTTTAGATGGTGAAGAAGTAATTTATACTGCTGGTGGAACTCCAATTGGTGTTGGTGCAACAAATATTGGATTTACTACTAGTTTATTATCTGATGGTGGTACTTATTTCATATCTCATTTTACTGGAGATACTAAAGCGTTTAAAATTCACATTTCAAAGGAAAATGCTCTTGCAGGAATTAATACAATTGACTTTTTAGCATTTGGTAATAATACACATACATTTACAGCAAAAAAAGATAGACGTAGAGTTGCAAAAATTGCTGTTGTTAATAGTGGTCATGGATATCAAAATAACAAAGTAGTTGTATCAAGCACAAAATATCCACCAGAAAAACAAGAAGATATTTTTAAAACTTTTGTTGGTATTAGTACTTTTGATAACTGCATTTACGCTAAAAATCATAATTTTAAAAATAATGATGAAATACGATATACAACGTCAAATACTGCTATAGGTGGTTTGACAAATGCTACAAATTATATTGTAAAAGTTGTAGATAATCATAAATTCAAGTTAAGCACAAATAAAACAAATTATAATAACAAAGTTTATATTAATTTAACAACTGTTGGATCTGGTAGTCATACTTTTAATTATCCTGATATTGCAGTCACAATTAGTGGACCAACAGGGTTGGGAAGCACTGTTTCTCCATCATACTACACTGCAACAGCAGAAGCAGTTGTAAAAGGTAAAATATGTAATGTTTTCATGGAATCTGGTGGGGTTGGATATGGAGTGACAAATATTGTCAATTTTATAAGAACACCAACAATAACTGTAGATACTGGTAAAAATGCTGAAATATCCCCTGTTATTAATGCTAGGGGAGAAATTAGTGATGTTGTAATAGTTGAAGGTGGAACAGATTATTCTACTGCTCCTGAAATTGTAATTAATGGTTCAGGGAAGTTTGCAAAAATGAGAGCAACTGTTTCTGGTGGTGCAATAACATCAATAGAAATTTTAAATAAAGGAAAGGGATATTCGGCAGTTATAGGTGAAACCACTGTGGTTGCAGTTCCATTTGGTTCTGGATGTGTTCTTGGGTCTGAATTACACAGATGGCAATTGAATAATGTCGAAAGATATGATTGGTTGTTATCAGGAACTAATAAAGTAACATATAGAGATACTGTTCAAATTAAATCAGAAACTAAAGAAAAGGGTAATAAAATTTGTTCATTTTATCCTCCAAAGAAAATTAGAGAAATTTTAAGTGATAATTTAGATGAAAATACTCTTCAAGAGTTAAGTCCAGGAGATACTGGATCTGCACACTCTCCCATTTTGGGTTGGGCATATGATGGAAATCCAATTTATGGATCTATTGGTAATGCAAAAGCAATACCAGACGCATCAGGAAGTGGTGGACTAAAAAGATTAAAATCTAGTTATAAACTTATAAGTCCTCAAGTCAGTTCAGATTTAAGACCTGCAGGTTTTTCTGAAGGAAAACTTGTGGGTGATTATATTTACAAGGGTGATGGTGATTTAGATCAACATAATGGTAGATTTATTGTAAATCAAGATTTTCCAAACGGAACTTATGCTTATTTTTCAACTGTAGATAATACAACTAAACTTCCAACTTTCCCATACATTACTTTTAATCACAAAGATGCTACAGATTCATTCAACTACAGTATTTTCAATAAACAAGATGACTTAACTTTAAATAGTGGTTTATACAAAAGAAATATAACTCCATTAGGAATTAAAGAGAAATTTAGAGATTATCCTTTCTTAGCAACTCCAACTGATTCAAAAGTTACATTGAAAATTGATTCAGTTACTAAATCAGGAATATCAAGTATTAATGTTCTTCAATCTGGTGATAATTATAAAGTCAATGAATTAATTAATTTTAATTCAAGTCTTGCTAGTGCTAAAGTTAAAGATGTTTTAGGTAAAACTGTAGTTTCTGTTGCTACTACTGAAGTATCTCAAAGTAATCTAACATTTGCATTTAAGAATAAACAAGTTACAGCATTTAGTACAGTTCCTCATAATTTTGTAGATTTTGATCTTGTTGAAATATCTGGTATATCTTCTTCTGTATATAAGAACATAGAGGGATTTAGAACTGTTGGTGTTGTTACTTCTAAGACAAATTTGACAGTTGCTATGGGAAACACTGCTGCAACTGGAATTAATACATTCATAAGATTGCAAGAACCAACTGTTTCTAAAAAATTCAAACCAGATGATATTATCAAAATTGGAAATGAAGAAATTTTAATTACTGTAGTTGATGATTTAAATAACAAATACAATGTTGTTAGAAAACATAATGGTGTAGAGTCTGCACACCTTGTTGATTCTGAAGTTAATAAATTGCAACAAGAATTTACCTTTGATGTAAAAGAAAAATTAGAAAATAAAAATATAGAACCAAAAGCAGTTGAATTTTTTGATGCTTCCTTTATTACAATTGATGGTATTGCGTACAATAAATCTGTTGGTATAGGTAGCACTTCTAATAACATAGTGACTGGATTTACAAGCACTGCTACGATAGATTCATCAATTCCAAATTCTATTCGTCTTCCTAATCATAAATTTAAGACTGGTGATCAATTAAAGGTAACTTCATTTGATGGTGGTATAGTGAAATCAAGTTTAGATGCGAGTTTAGCAAATCCATTTGATTTAAGCACTGTTGACCCTCTAATATGTGTAAAATTTAATAATGACTTCATTGGATTATCAACTACAAATAAAGTAGGATTTAGTACTGATTTAATTTTCTTTACTGATCAAACAACTGGTAGTAATCACAGAATTGAAAAAATAACAACCAATGTTCTTGGTAAAGCAATAAAAACTCATGCAACTCTTATCGCAGACGATCAGCATCTTCTAGTTGCAGGTAATGATTTTGAATTAAATATTTCACCAAATAAAACTGAAGAACTTATATTCAAATATAATGAAGTAGCAAATAGATTAGTTGTTAATCCAGTAACATTCGCACCATCTGCGGTTGGAGTTGGTTCAACAGTATCTACTATAACAATTACAAATCATGATTTTAAGACTGGTGATTCTGTAATTTATATTGGTTCAAATGCTGCAGATTTATTAGATCCTTTAATTAATAATAATGTTTATCATGTAATTAGAATAGACAAAAATACCATAAGACTAGCAGATAGTTATTATGCATCTACTAAAGCATTTCCATATGAAAATATATTATTTACTGATAATGGTGCAGGAACTCATGAATTATCCAAAGTTAATCCACCAATAGAAATTTTAAAAGGAAATACAGTTTCAATTGGTGTATCACATCCAAGTTTAAATGGATACACTTTAAATTTTTATAAAGA